TGCCCTTCGGGATGGCGATGTCGCCGACAAGCCCGGAGAGGGTGGCGGCACCAGCGCGGCCGAGGACAGTCTCGGCGACGAGCGCGTCGATCATCTCGCCGAAGAGGGTGTCGGTGGCGACGAGTCCGGCGGCGGCGGTCTTGTCCATGGCGGAGCGCATGAAGATGCAGTCCGGGATGAACATACCCGTCGCGGTGCGGCCCGTGCGCTTTGCAATCTCGTCGGAGACTTCGCGCTCGAACCCGGCTTCGTCGGGATTCTTGGAGGCGAGGGAGCGGATGGCGGCGAGGATGTTGTACTTCTTGCCGATTTCGCGCTTCTCGGATTCATCGAACTGCGCGACGCGCTTGGCCTCGGGCATTTCGGGCTTCTTCGTCAGATCGGCGCGGAGGGCGTCGACGCTCTCCTTCACGATGCTGCGGACTTCTTCGGCGGTAACACCTGCCGCCACAGGGGTCTCAACTTTGGGTTCTCCCATTGTCTCGTTCCTTTGGGTTGTGGCGGTCGGAGCTTCCGCTTCCGTTTCGCCGGGTTCTTTGCCAACGTCCTCACTGCGTCCGACACCGACCTCGGTGTCCGCCGGGACGTTTACAAAACTTGCTTCATAGGGCTGCCACTTGACGGCACGGAAGATCGGGTATCCGTCCTCCGCCGTGCCCTCGCGCTTGAACTTCAGGACGCGGTAGCCGACGCTCATGTTGCGGCGGATACCCGCGAGCGCGTCGCGCATTATCTCCTGCGAACGCTCGCCGCTGCCGAACTCGACGACGCCGCCGAGCTTGCCGTCCTTGATCTCGGGGGTGCGCATAATGCCCACCTGGTCGCCCCAGTGCGTGTCCTGGATGACGAGCCCGTCGCGCATACGGCGCGTGTCGACTTCGCCCTCTTTGTGGCCGAGGACTTCGTAGGCGTCCACCCACTTGCGGGTGTCCGGGTCCCATATCTCGCGGAGGTAGGGCGTCTCGCTCGAAACGGACACGCGGAGCTGCTGCGACTTCGTGTCGCCGTCCTCGCGCGTCTCTACGGTGAAGTCGGCCTCGCGGTATGTCAGCTCGGCGCGTTTCACCCTCTCGGTTTTCTTAGGTGTTGCCATTGTCTTCGTTCTCCTTTGGTGTGTTGGTGGGCGCGGCGGGGGCCTTGATGCCCAACTGCTCGCGCTCCTTCTGGATTCGCGCCTGTTCCGCGAGGTTGTCGGCGATGTCGCCGCCGTAGTCCGCCGCGATCTGCGCGTCTGTCTTCCAGCCATTTGCGACCGCAATTGCGGACGCCTGCACGTCGCGCATGGGGTCAACCCACGCCCAGCGGCGGCCCCGGAACTCGTGGTCTGCCAGATAGTCTATGTTCGCCTTGTCGAGGTCGCCAGAGACGGCGAGCGACAGGAAGGACTCAAGCCACGCGGCGAAAATGCGGTCGAGACACTGCTCGATGAACTTCCCCTGCATCATCATCCACATATCGCGCTCGGCGATTGTGCCCTGGCGCACCGACGAGTAGGAAACCCCCGCCCAGTCGTTTGCGAAGCAGGCGTATTCGAGCGAAAGGCCCGACGCCACGTCGCGGAGCATGGAATTCTTGAACGCCGTCACCTCGCGGTTCGGGTGCTGCGGGGTGTGGTTCTCGTAGTCCCACCCCTGCGGAAGTATGAGCTTGCTCGCGGGGTTCGACTCAAGCGTGCGGACGCTCTGCTTGGCCGCATCCGTCCACGTGCCGATTTCGCCGTCGCGCCCCGCCGGTGCGTGGAACGCGCCGATGGTGTTTGCTTCGTCGCGGGCGGCGGCAAGTTCCGAGCGGTCGTACTCGTCGAGCATTTTCAGCTTGGCGAGGACGGCGTAGCCGAGCGGGACGCCGCGCGTCTGGCACTCGTCGTGCTGGGTGAAGCCGTGGATTATGTCGCGCGCCGGGACGCGGATGCGCGCCTTGCGGCCTATGCGGAGCGCGAACGGGTCTTCGCGGGTCGTGTTGAAAAAGTACGCAACCGGCTTGAGCGACGCGGGGTCAACCTCCACGCCGTTGACGATGTTCGCGCCGCTGTATTCGCCGCTGACGAGCTCGTCGCAGGCGTCGGGCCTGATTACGCGGAGCGACAGGCCGTAGATGTTCTGCGCGGAGCGGTTCAGGTGGATGAAATACTCGCCGTCGCGCGCCCAATTCTCCGCGCAAAGCTGAAGGATGGCGGCGAGTGACTTGCGGCCCGTCTCGTCGCACCGCGCGGGGGATGTCGCCCAGCGCCACCAGTGATTCTCGATGAACCGCGCCGCCTTCTCGTCTACGCTGAAATCCTCGCGCGACTTCGCGGCGGTCGACTTGAAGCTGAAACCCTCGCCGACGACGTTGGCGACGAACAAGTCCAAAAACCGCTTGTAGTGCGGCGAGTTCTTCGCCATGTCGCGCGAGCGCGAGCGGATGGTGGCAAGCTGCGCGGATATTTCCGTATTCGAGAAGCCGCCGTCCCATATCCACGGCTGGAGCACGTTGTCGAGCGCCGCCGCGCCGAAGGAACGAACGAAGGCGTCGCCCTTGTTCCCGTCGCGGTTGGCGGGGCTTGGGGCTTTCTTGCCGCGTTTGAGGAAGTCGAGCAGCGCCATGTTAGAACCTCGCCTGGATTGTGGAAACGCGCCCGATGGAAGTCATGCCCGTCTCGTCCTGCTCGGCGAGGCCGCGATAGTATTCCTCGAACTTTATCATCTCGTCGAAGGTCTTGTCCTGGAGCGAGATTTCGCCCACGGTGATCGAGTATTTGCCATTCGCTGCCACGCCCTGGAGCGCGGCGTCGATGGCCTCAACGACCGCCCAATACTTCGACCGCAAGGGCCGCACTGTGAACGCGCCCGTCTCGACGGCCTTCTTTTCGCCGTCCACCGTGGCGAAGACGGCATAACGGACGACGCCGGCCATGTCCGCCGAAGAGACGGACGCCGACCACACGCCGTCCGCGAGGGTCATGGCGACCGCGCTGGCCGCGCCGATCTGCACCGACGCGGCGGTATAGCCGCCGTCCGAAACGGCGAACTTGATTGTCTCGCCCTGTATGTATGCCTCTTGCATTTCGCCATAATCATAACACAGGTCAAGTCAAAATCAAGCGCGCAGGGCAAAAACATTCCTATGGTAGGAATTTTCTGCCCCTTTTCGCCCCCAAAACCCGCCCTCTGGGTGGTCAAAACCGCCGAACAATTAAAAACCGCTACACGCAATCAGGGTGTTCTTCGCGCTCCGTTGATGTCATTTCGCGCCATGACTGGAACGCTGCGCCGCATACGCTGCAGGTGCGGTATTCGCGCCGCGTGCCGTTGATGAACTTCGTGCCGCCCGTGATCTTCGAGCTGTGGTTGAAGCAGTTGGGGCAGCGCGGCGGCATGGGCGCGGGAACGACCACGCGCGTCTCATAGCTCCTTGGGGTGTGCCTTTTTGTGGATTTCTTCATTTCGTGTCTCCTGTTTTGTGGTTAAAGTATCTCAAAGCCCTGCGCGGCGGGGACCTCCACCGCCCCCATACCGTCGGGCGTCAACCCTTCCGACGACGCAAGCGCATAGCTCATGGCCATGCAGTCGCCGTAGTCGTGCGGGTTCCTTGTGCGCCATTCGTAGGCGTATGCCTCGCGCCCGTCCTTCGAGCGGATGCGGTTCTTCGCCTTGATCTTCTCGTTTGCGATCTGCGCGGCGAACTTGTAGTGGTTCACGCCGCCGTCGAATAGCGACAGGCCGCCCGGCGCGCCCGTCTCGGTCGCCCACGCCCGCTGCGCCCGCTCCTTGTGCTCGTCGGCGTTCCACGCTATCCAGCGGCGGTGCTGCGCGTCCGCGCACAGTATCGTGCCGTTCCGCTCGGCGCGTATGCGCGACCGCACGTTCGGGTTCCAGTTCTGCCCCGCGCGGCCCAGCATGGCGACCGCCTTGATGCCGATTTCCGCCTCTGCGGACGGCGCGAAGCGCGTCACCGTCGGGAACTGCTTGCCGCCCGCGTCGATGCCCCAGAGGTCGATGTGGACGCCAAGCGCCTTTATCTCGCGCCCGTGCGCGGCGAGCGCGGCGTATACCTGCGACCCGAACGCCGTGTCGTTCAGGCGGTCGGAAATCTTGACGGGCGTCGCGTGGTAGGCGACCACCTGCGCGGTGAGCTGCACGTCGAACGCGACCACGGCGGTGGTTATCGCATATCCGGGGTTGATGTCCGTCGCGGCGACCGTGAACACCGTGTTGGGCGGGATTTCGTTCGGCCGCGTGCCCCTGCGGACGCGCGAGAGTATCATCTTCGCCGTTATCTCGAACGCGAACGCCGCACGTGGCGGCTCCATCTGATACTCGCCCATGAAGGCGTCGAACCCGTCGCGGTAGAGGATGTTCATGGCGTGCTGGATGCCCGAAACCTCCGTCCGTCGGTCGTAGTTGTCGGGGTTCAGCACCGCCGCGCCCGCGTCCATCTCCTCGCGGTGCGCCTTGTAGAACTTGTTGCCCGCGACGTGCGGC